CCCCCACTGTGACACCTTGCGGATTGTCACACTGCCCAGAGGTTCTCTTCAATCAGGCGGTCGATCAGAGTCTTAGAAAGTGAACCGCAGTGCTCACAATGAGTTTCAATCTTAACACGTTCGTGCAGATAATTGTACACGGTGACAGAATCATAATGCCCAAAGTGCCAACGGTAGACTGCACTTAGAGTCTGAAGATACTTGCGGAAAACAACATAATCATCGTAGTTAGAGTGTGACTTTACCCAGTGATAGATTCCGATAAAGTGGCGGAAGTCTGGCGTTGTGCGATAGTAACCTTTGTTTGCAGCGCGGGAATACTTAAGGGCATCAATAATCCGATCAGCATAATCCTTGCGGAAAAACTTTTCGGTTACTTCTAAACAAACTGCATCCAGTTTGTTGATCTGTTCTTCAGTGAGTTGCAGAGGAAGAACAGGAGAGAAGAACGGAGTGGTGTTGTTCATCTTGGTGGAGTGGTGAGTCGGCGGCAGTGGTGCGCCGTTGGGTGAATGATCGCCCACCAGAACCGAGCACCACAACCACCTTTGTGCCACTACTGCGATTGTCACACTGGTGCGTTTTTTGCACTTATATAGATGTGGGGCAGCAGTGGAACCCGTACCGATCAGAACCCTCAGTGCGGTGCTAGGATGGAGGGTTTTGCAATCTTATAATGCTATCGTTGTATCGCAGTATTGCAAATAAAAAAAAGGGGATGGACACCACTCCATCCCCTCAGTCTCACCTTGACCCCTATGTGCTATGATTATCTGTTCTCATTCGCGCAGGGTGACTTTTCAACAAGCGGGAGGCGAACCCCTTCCTCCCTGGTTCTAGAATTGTACCATCCAGTCTGGATCGTTGTCAAGCATTACCCAGAAGTGATTGCGACCGTTCATGGATGTGAGAAACACTTTGTTACATGTGTGTTGCTCGATGATGCAGGTCTCGATCTTGCCCATAAGGTTGGCAAAGCGATTCTTTGCCTTCTTTGAGATGGGTGTAACAGATGCGGTTTGCATGGGTGATCTCGAACTCGATGTGTGCAATCTAGATGATGATGCAGGTCTCGTCGAGATCTGATGTGCCACTAGATTGTGTGGCACATCTCGTCGAGATTCTAGAATTGGATCTCGTCTAGGGTTGGAAGAAGATCCTGACTAGATTCACAAACGTCCACCCCAGAAGCAAGTAACTCCAGGATTTCAATAATCTGTTGCCCATTGTTGCCTTTGCGAAGTTGAGAAATCAGAAGTTGCTTAGTCATAATCAAACACGAAGATAAGGGAAATTAGAATCGACGAGACCAGGAACTGCAGAACTCGTTACTTTAAGTTGAGTTCCGTCATCATACCAACCATCACTAGAAGAATCATAGACTAGAACCTCTCTGTCTAGTTGATCCTTGTCGAGAGTCTGAATGATCTGGAGGAGTTGTTGGTAGGTCATCAGGAAAGAATGTGACGATAATCAAGAGATTTGATACACCAACCGTAAGCAGATGTAATCTCTTCAACGAGATCATCTTCATCATCTACTTCCCAGATTTGACCAAAAACCTCATCATAAATCTCATCTTGTGACTCAACATCTAGTGCTTCATCATCAAGATCATCAGTGAAATCAAACTCAATTTCGAGAACTTGGAATTGCATCAGACTTCATCCCTCATTTCGGTGAGTTTGTCATACAGAAGCGGAATGTCTGCCTCTGTAAGTTCTGTCAGATAGTGCCAATCGCTTGATTCAATGATAGCGAGAAGCGCATCAATCTCCTGATAGTTGAGGTGTGTGAGTGTCACTTGCGAAGTGGTGAATTGAAGTAACGAGTGAAGCATAGCACCAGGATGATGCCAGTGCTGATGACACCGACCAGTCCAAGAACTGTCACAGCGTCGCCAGTGAACGTGTAGGTGTCAGGGTTCATTCTTCGTCAAAGAGAGCGTGAATCTTGTTCCTGATAGCATAAACATCTTCAGGATTGAACAGATCATCATCGAGTGCATTACCGATGAAGTTGTAGATCAGATCCCACTGATCTTCAGTGAACAGTTGACGGTAGACTTGCTTGGAGAGTGTGTCTGCCATGGGGTGGGTGTCTTGAGAACAAAGGTAATGTAGAACGGATTGGGGGGAAGGTCAACCCCCCAGTGCCAGTTGTCAGAGTGTCACATCACTCTCAAGGAACTGTTGCCAAGACTGCTCCTCTTCCTCTCCATCCCACAGTTCGGGAATGTCGAAGATCTCACCAGGAGCATCCTGAATCTCAGACCAGAAATCGGTGTCGAAGTCCATGTGGTGTGGTTGCGAACAATCGAACTATAAAACCAAAAAGGGGGCGTTGCCGCCCCCATTGTGCCAGTTATCAGACTTCCACAAGTTGCTCGCTCTTGCGGGCGCGGTGGATGTAGGAACCCACAGAACCCTCAGGATCGGTAATCACTTGCTCCAGACTTGCAACGAAACCCGAAGGATCAGCAGCACGGAAGGTGTACTGCTTGTCGCTGCTGGTAAACTGGATGTTCACCTGATCACCGTCCACGCTCAGATCAGAGATGGCGGTGCTGTTGATGTTGAAGTTACGCATAATGTACTTAGTGTAGTTGGACAAGGCACACAGTGTGCCAGTAGGACGAGCGGGACTTGAACCCGCACGAGCAAGATGCTCAACAGATTTTAAGTCTGGGGTGTCTACCAATTCCACCACCGTCCCGTGTGATGACATTCTAGATCATAAGACCGAGAGTGTCAATGCTGGTTGCGAGGATCGAACTCGCCTGTATCCGATTATGAGTCGGGTGCTTTCACCAGATAGCTAAACCAGCATAGAATGGGTCTCGATACCTTGTCGAGACCCTTGTGCCAGATCTTATGCTGTCACATAGTTAGGAATCTCGACGAGTTCCACAGGTGCCTTATAGTTGATCTTATAGCACTTCCAATTATCGTCGAGATTGTACAGATACGCATACTCTTCGCCACAAATATTTCCAGACACAAACTCGTCGAAACTAGTATGAGCGATTTCAAGTTCCTCACCCCGCTCAGTATAATAGAGTGGTTGAGGTTCACGATCATCATCATACATCAGATACCCTGCGGCATCAGACATCCACTCTCCATTCTCATCACGAAGAGAATTAGAGTTCCACTTTCCACGAGTGCGGAGAGTACTCATACCACCACCGTCGATGAGTTCTTCTACATCTTCACGGTTGAGATAATGCTCCACCAAGATCTTGCCATTGTGCTCAGGATATCCATCCCAGTGGCAATAAACACTAACCACAGTGTGGTCAGGAAGTTCGATACCAATGCGTGAACGGGTTCCCATGGTGTTTGTGGTGAACTGTGAGAATTATAGGGCACTCAGAGCGGTGTCTGTGTGCCCCGTGGACAGTTTTCAGAGTGTCACAGGATGTCTGCGTACTCTCCCGATTCCAAAGCGTCCTCCAGAGCGATTACAAGACCGTCGAAGTCCTCTGACGATGGTAGCACACCCACAAGGATGTCCACAAGGTCTCCGTACTCCTCACGGAGTTCGTTCAGGTACTCAGTGCGATTTGCGAAACCGTTGTCTGTGTAGATGGTCATGAGTGGTTCAGGTGTTGAACGAGTTCAATCTACGTCAGAAAAGGGTCAACTGCTCCTCCCCTTGTGCCAGTTCAGATTTTGGCATAAGGAGGTTCCTCAAACGCTCCAGATGATCTACCCTGGCAAGTTGCTTAGACTCTGCACACATGTCCACAGGCACACCATGGTCCGTGTTAAAGAATCCGTATGTATCTACAGGACTCTTGTATAATGCTGAGTTCTTATAGAAGTACACCCAGTTTTCGTCAATAAAAAATTTCAAAATGGATCAAACTCCTTTACGCTTACGTGTACATCTTCATCGCCCTCTAGTTCTAGAAGGTCTTTCCATCTTATGTCGCGTACATCTAGATCATCATAACAATCGATGTCTAGAGTAACGATAACCCTACGCTTCTGCATTAACATAAGAACTCGATGTAATGTGTACTAGATTCTATCATGCATAATGTCGATATGCAAGATCTTGATAATCTTGCCCATCTCGTGCATAATCTTCGTCGAGATCTGATGTGCCATGATCGGCATACGTGTCCTCGTCGAGATCTGCATAATCATTGCTGTATGTATAGTCGAGATCGTAGTCGTCGTACATAACTCGTCGAGATAACTGTAATTATTGTATCATAAAACTCGACTAGATGCAAGGGGTACTCACATTCTCGTCGAGATTCACATAAGATTATATAGTCATTATAGTATAAAAATGTCACATTATGCTAACATTGTGCCAGTTTTTTGGGTGTCCCGGGGGTCTTGACATATTTCGCGTCTTGTGATATAATGCACGCCAAGCCCACAAGACCTAGAAGCATTTATAAGATATCAAAGGCATTTATAAGATATCAAAGGCATTTATAAGATATTATAAGATATCAAAGGCATTTATAAGTATTTCAAAACATTTAATATAAAATTTGTAACATTTGTATCACATCCCCTCAAAAATATAGAAAAATAATACTCTACAATACTATAAGGGATACATATAGTACGATAATAGTACTTTACAATACGATGGCACAGGGTATCATCTATCTCATCATCAACAAACAAACAGGACACAAGTACATAGGAAACACCACTCAGGCAATGAACAAAGAGTGGCAATACCATATCGATCGTTCCAAGAGAATGTCCGCACATCCATTACATAAAGCATTCCGAAAGTACGGAACACACAACTTTATGATAAAGGAAATAGATGAGTCAAATGAATCATTATTAGAAGAAAGAAGAGAATACTGGGTCAATCAATATAAACCAGAATACAATGATGATTCATTCGAAGTAAAAGAAAAAGAAGAACAAATAGAAATAGTAGTAGAAGAAGAAAAAGAAAAGATTCCTTATGTAATTAAACCAGAGCACAGAGGAGATGGTAAACATGCAAGTATTCGTATACAAGGAATGAACATAGAAACAGGTGAAATAAAACAATGGGATAACAGTAGAGATGCAGCAGAAGAAGTAACTGGTAACAGAAACTATAATGCGAACATCATGAAGTCTGCGAAAAAAGGAACTCTGTGTTATGGATATTGTTGGACTCTATTAGAACAAAAGACATTAAAAAAACCAATCAAAGCAGTAAACCGTATCTCATGGATGGAATATCGCTTTGAAAGTATAAACGATGCTCTACGAAAAGTAAACAATGGTAAAGGAAAGTCCGCCCTTAATAAGGCACTACGAAGCAATGGACGTTATACATGGAAAGGTCACATGTGGTTTTATCTTTAAACCGTATATCTTCCTTGTTCCCGATTGAGTAATCTTCTCAATCTTGTCAGTCTTGGATTTTGTAACTTTTGTTTGGTCGTCTGATAATAATCATCTTCATGTCTGGTTTCTTCATATTCTTTTCTTTGCACACTTTCGACCTTTGTTTTCTTCTTTAATGGATCAATATACTTCTCTCGGAATCCTGGTGGTGGTGGAGATGGTATAATTGGTTTTGGTGCCTTGAAGGGTTGATAGGGAGACGCCTGTTCTTTTACTTCTCCACCAACTGCACCGATCATATGGCGTGTACGACCACTAGGATCTAATCCTTTAACTCTCTTACCAAATGTTCTTTGATACATTCTTGCTCTTTTTTCCTTTCCCAGTTTTGGATCTTCACCAGATCTCATTGCAGATGGTGCTCCAGCAACAACATCACCTTGTTTTGCACCCGCCTTATCCAATTGCTTTGGTAGATTTTGTTGTGCCTTTACGAAGTTTCTACCAACCTTCATCGAATACTTATCCATTTCACCCTTCTTACCAACATCATCTCTTCTTTGAATAAGATCAACTTGATGAACTGGATTTCTTTCTTGTCCACCAGATGTGACGACACGACGACGAAACTCTTTCATTTTTTGTGCAATTTTATCTGTAGAAGGTACTCTACGTGTGGTGCGTACCTGAGATCCCAATGGTCTTTTAACTGCTTCTGGTTTCTTTGTTCCACTGGAGATCGCCGCAAATTTTCTACCAGATGCAACAGTATTAATCTCAGTGTCTACTTGAGTATTGTGTCTTGGATGATCAAATGTACGGTCTGCATATTTCTTTTCTGGATATGTGGTATGATACTTTCCTTTATCATCAAAATCAAAGCGATTCTTTGCACCACCACCTTTGAATCCTGCCTTTCGTGCCGCAGATCTTGCAATGGTAATGTTTCTACTTCTTGGATTCGCTCCACTGATAACCGTATTTTCTTTGTCCCACTGGAGCATTGCTTTATGTCTTGTTGCGGTGTGACGATCATAAAACTTTGAGCGTGGATTGATCTTCGCTCCAAATTCTTGTTTTGATGTAAGATCACTCAAAGTTTCACCCTTCTCGGCACGGGTCATGGTCGCTCTTGGAGTTGCGGTTCTTGCTCTTCTGGCTGCAGAAGTAACTCTACGTCCACCATCAGCGGTTCTTGCAACCTTAGCGCCCTTTGATGCTGATTTAAGTAACTTTAAAGCACCTCTTGCAATCGCTACGCTTTCTTGGAATTCTTGGAATGTTTTCATTTTTTTTTTTTGAGTGGGGGGTATATATTTCAATTATTAAAGATCTATATCTCTATATGTACCCATCGTCTTACTAGTCTTTGGATTCATCTTTGCTTTCAATACCTTCGTATAGATCTTGTCTCTTTTTTCTTTTCCTTTTATTCTGTCTTCACCACTCATAATTCCTGAAGGTTCTGAAGTAACTTTATCACCTGGTTTTGCACCTGCTTTCTTTAATGCACTAGGTACGGCACCAACTTCTTTCCTGAAACTTCTACCTCTTGAGATCAAATCTTCTGGGTCATTTTTAGCATAAGATCTATCACTTAGAATTGCAACATCATGTACTGGTTTTGATGTACGATCACCACCTAACTGCTTTCTTAATGCTTTTGCTTGTCTTACTCTAGATGCAGTTGATCTTACTTTAGATCTCCCTCCTCCAGATCCAAGATTTTTATGTGGTACTTGATCTATAACATAATCACTTTGATTTTTATAAGTGCTTACCGTAGTGGAATGATGAGGTGATGCCCATGCTTCAGTTTCTTTAGGTTCCTGTGTAGAACTACTTCTCTTGAATCCTGCCTTTTTTAGTGCTACTTTATCTGAGATACTTCTTCTAGCATCTATTCTATCCCATGTATTTTCACCTGGACCACGAGAAGGAACTGCTTTTGGTTTTACGGTTCTTGCTCTTCTGGCTGCAGAAGTAACTCTACGTCCACCATCAGCGGTTCTTGCAACCTTAGCGCCCTTTGATGCTGCTCTTACACCTTTGAGTGCTAATCTTGCAAGTGCGCTTTCTTCAAGAAACTCCTGAAATGTTTTCAT